AGCCCCTGCGCCATAGAGGAATGCATAGATAAACGTTTTGGCTTGCGCCCTTGTAGATAACCCCGCAGCTTGCTGGTTCTTGGTATGTACATCAGTTCCCAAATCCTGCGAGCCTTCCGTGACCGTTTTAACATAATCCTGATCCTTCATGTAGTGAGCCAACATACGCAATTCTAACCCGCTTGCATCAGCACCAACCAGTTTATAGCCCTTTGGCACGGTGAAGAGGCCACGGCAGTCCTCACCATAGGGAGAACCCACGGAAGGAACCTGAGCCATATTAGGGCTGTGGTGTGTCATTCTTCCCGTGACTGCTCCGTTGGTGATGACTTTACCGTGAATCCTGTGGTCGTCTGTCGTATTCTCAATCCACGACTCAACCATAGCCACCCGTTTCTGAAGCAAAAGGTATTCTGCGATTGCTTGGGCCTCTGGAATATCAACATTTGCAAGAGTTGATTCATCAACAATCACTTGACCTTTTTCGGTGTGCTTGGTCGGCTTCCAACCTTTCTCTTGGAGGCGCTTGGCGATTTGCTGCCTCGAGCCGGGGTTGAAGACCTCGATATCGTCCTTGAGTTTCTTTCCAGTTTTCTCTGAATAACGCTCGGTTGTGATTGGAGGAAAGATGAACTGTAGGGATGCCTCAATTGTGCCCATTTTATCTTTAAGTCCTGCCAGAAGTACCATAGCTTTTGGCAGATCGAATTTAAAACCGTTTCGCTCTTGCTTATAGATGATGGCTGCGACTTTGTGTTCGAGTTCGATACTCTTTTCCGAGAAACCATAGTTGTCCTTCTCCTTTAAAAGTTCAAAGTAAGTTAACTCCAGTACTTCTACATCACGCCTGCAATACTTCTCAAGCAAACCCATGTGTGGCTGGTCAAACGGTAGGGTGCTCTTCTTGTCAAAAGAGAGTTTGTTGATCCTGTGCCATACCCTCTTGTAGTCTATCTTCTTCCTTCCTAGCCTGTTGCCCCAGCTTTCTAGGCTGTGTCCGCTTTCTCTGTTTGGACTCATCAGCCTTGACATGACTAGGGTGTCTATGCACATCGACGGAGTTATCTTCGTATTCCATAGCCTGTTCAAGATTGGGAAGTCGAAGCTGATTCCGTTGTGCGCTACTACTTGTGGTTGTGCCTCTAACATTTTTAATAAAGTGTCTGCCTTGTGATGACATCTAACTTCTCCGCTTCTTAGTTCCTTTGTTACGCATAGGTGGATCTGGCTCAACTGGGAGTTTGTCTCTATGTCCAGGAAAACTATCGACTTCTGTCCAGCTTGATTCATCTTCGCTCTTCTTTAGTAATTTGCCGTCATCTGTTAATAGGTACAACGTCAGGACACCACTCTTATTTATTACGCTTGTAACGCTTATCGGCTTCATTTGCTATCCTCCTTAACTCTGAAGCTGCTACCACAAATGCCTTCTGTGTATCATCCATCGTAGGCCATTGCTCAATCTCTGACATCAACCTAAAGCAGGCAATACAATATACACCTGTTTTATCAACTTTGCAAATGGTTTTACAGGGCGACATCGTGTTCCTTTACAGCCGTCAACGGCACCTGATAAAACAACTCACCAGCAGAAACGTACTTATTATAAATCTCTTTGACCGGCGATGTCAAAATATCTTCTCCTCTGACAATAAAAACCTTAGAACAATCGTCATTGAAAACCATGAATAGGCATCCTAACTTTGCAAACTTCTGTTTCCTAAACGGCACCTGCAAAGAATCAAAAGCAAACTTATCTTTCCAAGTGTGCTTTACTTCTACCTCTACAAAAGAACCGTCTTCTAAGACAAGGTCTGGGCCATATTTATCTGTGTTGTCAACTGCCTTCTGACCCTGAGATAATAGAAAGTCCTTAGCTGCATCCCTGGCTCTGAAGTCGTTTTGTCTGAATAACTCAGGATCAAACTTTTTCGGTAGACTCATTTGATGGTGTTCTTCAGGTTTATCAGTTCTGTATTAAGCCGAAACACCAAGGCATCCAGTGTACGGTTCTCATCCTCAAGCCTTTGCATCCTAGCCCTCATCATAGCGTTCTCACGCTCTAACTCGGCACAGTAGGCAGACACATAAGCATCCAAGTCAGCCTTAGTTTTTATGTAGTCTAATGGGTTGTAGGGACTAAGTTCAACCTCATAGGGCACACCAGACACTCGTTGCTTAGACATTTAATCCTCCTTATAAGCCAACCAAAGGGCGAAGATAATGACAAATAACAGAAAAAGCAAGTAGTTAGTCATTTTGTAGCCATCCAATAAAGACCTACGTTAGAAAAGGCATAACCGGCATACACCACCAGCAGAGCAATGTTACCCTTCATGCCCTGCTCTGCTGCGATGTAGGCATAGATGCAGCCGGTTACGATGATCAGCCAGCTACTCATGCTTGCTTTAAGAGTGCTAGGCAGTCTTCAAATGCGTTCATGAGTGCCTGTCTTTGGGCTTCATGGTCAGGCGAGAACTTGCCCTGTGCCTGGCGCAGTTCAATGAACTCCAGCGTCAGTGCTTCCAACTTCTTATCTGCTGTCATAGCAGGAATGGGGCTGTCATCAGTAAAAATAAGACACTCAACATTACCACCATCGCCCAGTCCAACATAGGTATCCACCTCCAGTTCTAGTTTCATTTTAAATAGTCTCCATAGATTTTTAGAAAGTCCATTACTTCACGCTTTGCATCAGAGTCGAGCAAGTGCCCATATTCCTCTGGATGATTAAACTTGCTAACCAACTTAACAGCAACCTTGATCTGCGCTGTCAACTCTTCGTTGACCTCTTCAAGGTCTTTGATGCGCTCTTCTAGCTGCTCAACAGCACTATAGTCAACTGTGTCGTAGTCAGCATCGTTCCAATAGTCATAAGAATATTCAGTCATTTCAAACCTTTCAATATTGATGATATAAAAGCAAAGAAACCTATCAGTAGTGCAGATGTCATAGTGCGGCCTCCGTTATCTCGTTCATGCGGCCTGTGTGCTTATCGTAGAGAACGGCACAGGCTTTACCAGTCTCTCCGCTGTATCGGTTCTTAATAACCCTGACCCTAGTAGTATTCCTCTCAATAGGGTCTTCATGCTGTGCTGCTCTTTCCAATCCTAACACCATATCAGCCAATTGTCCAATACTTGCTGAACCCCTTAATTGGGACAGACTAGTAGATGCACCCTCTTCATGGCCTTTACCCTCTGGCCTGCGAAGATGGGACACCACAAACAAGGCCACGCCTGTCTCTTGCACAATCATACGCAGCTTGGTCATAATCTCATCGATGGCTTTGCGCTCGTCTCCATGGTCCTGCGCCGACACCACAATAGACACATGGTCGAGTAAAATATACCGACACTCAAGCCCCTTTGCAAAATATCTAACCCTGTTGATAATATTATCAATAGCTGTTGAACCAAAGCAATCATAAAAGTAAAGGCGATTACTGCCCAAAGTTTTATCGAACGCTTCACGCTTTTGCCTGTCATCAATTTCCACCTCCGCTAAGTGTAATGGTTTGTTTACTGCCAAAGACATGATTGACAAAGCAGTGCGCTTAACCGACTCTTCCAAGAACATAATCCCGATGTTGTCCTTAGTCTCACACAGCAACTGCCATATCACTTCCCTGATGAATTGAGATTTACCAAGGCCAGAGCCAGCAGTAACCACCACCATTTCCTGTTGCCTGATACCGCCTGTCATGCCATTGAGACCAGCATACGGGTAGTGTGCTTGAGCCTTTGGCAAGGGCTGCATAACCAACTCAAACAATTCAGAGCCAGCAACGATGCCATCAGGCACATAGGTCTCTGCTGCCCACCATGCCTTAACGAAGTCCGCAGATTTGTTGTCCTTGAGATAATCACAGGCATCCTTGTAGGGCTTGGACATCTTCATGATCTTGACCTTAGAGCCAAACAGGTCAGCAACGGCTAGAGCTGCTTCCTGCCCAGGTTCATCAGCATCAAAGGCAAGCACCACAGTCTCAAAGCTGTCGATGTACTCGAATTGGGCTTGGCAGTCCTTCACAGCCGACTG